ATCATATTTAATTCACCTTCCAACTTCCAAGTATAAAACCATCGGAAGATTCATCTAGAAACAAACAAAGTACAGGCTGATTAATTTTAGGGAGCTCTTCAATTGTTAACGAAGTCCCATTTCTAGTAATAATACTTAAGTCATCGGACACCATATTATCCAACTGTTCAAAAAGTACTTTTGCAGCACATTTTTCTTGATTTACACTAGATATTTTTCCCATTCTAATTTCCATCAATATCCCTCCAAACATTTCGTAAGTTCCAAGTCTGTTGTATAACCACCAATGACTTTGTGGGTAGCTTTTTGAATCATATATTTACCATCAAATTTGTGCCAACCTTTCAGCTCTATCGTTACACCAGATACAAGATTAACGTTACCTAAGACACTTAGATTCGCTTGATATTCCTTCATATTTTTCTCTCTAAGACGTTGACTTGATACACGTTTTGCTTCATCTTTAGACTTCACTTGTTCATTAATTTCTAGTTGTGGTCCCTCTCCTACTGTTGTCGTATATTCAATAACCTTATTTGTTGTTGGATTGGTGTAGCGTACTCTACAGCTACCATAAGATGTGTCATTAGATGAGGTACTAAAATCATAACTTAGTATATTTGACTTGCCTTTTATATAAGTTGCAACGACTTCACTTTGTTCATATAGCTTTTGCTCAAAAAGAACCATTTGATTATCTGTTATTTTTAAGGATATGCCTTCTCGTGTACATAGTTTTTGTAAAAAGCTCATATCACTTTGTTTGACTTGATCTATACTTTCATATTTAGGATCATTACTACATTCAAACATTAAGCTAAGCCCACATACTTTTGCTATGTCTTTTGCAATCTGTGATAGATTTACATTCTTCCACGACTTTGTTTTTTTTGTATACTTTATAGAGGATGCAACAGGTACCGATTGTCCCTTTAAAGAAACTGTATCTGGTGGACCATCCAAGTTTATTTCATCAATGGTAAATGTTCCACATGGTAATGTCCTATCTCCATCTTCCCAATTATTCACATTAAAAGAGGCATGGATAAGGTCACCTTTTTCAGGTAACCAATCGCCATGCCATAACCCTTCACTATCCTCTAGTGTTATTTCTAGGTCATCAGCCTCATTTGTTGCATTATCTGTATAAGAAAAGCTTACAAGATGCTTTGCAATATCTCTACTTATATCTATTTCTTGATAGTTTACCTTAAGTTCTACTCTACGGCTCATTGTATACCTCTTTTCCAAGGTGGTAACTGTGTAACAATAGGAATTTCAAAATTAGGAATAGTTAAATTTACGTTCGCTGGGAATATAACTGTCTGAATATGATTTTTATTAGCTTGAATTAAAACATCCATATACTTTTCATTACCATATACCTTATAGCTAATCCTATCCCATGTATCACCTTGTGAAGTTATATATGTATTATCCATAAGCTAATCTATCCTTTCCTTTCAGCATTGCTTTGACTTCTGCCATGAACTTTCTTCTTTCAGCTTCAAGAATTTGTGCAAGCTTTGATTCAGATATGCCATCACCATTAACCGTAACATTTGGACTAAAAACAAAACGTGAGCTTTCATTATTCACCTTTGATAAAATCCCTTTAGTCTGTGCATTTGTAAAGACTCTTCTTCCTGGTGCCTCCGAGATAAGCTCAGGGCCTTTTTCACCTGCTATAAAGGCACCTTTAGGTGTACTCATAGTTCCTTTGGCAAACATGGGGATGGTCGGAATAGTCGGTATATTAATTCCAAAACTTTGTCCAATACCTATCAACTTATTAAGTGCTTCTGGTATTTTATTTAAGCCACCGATAATAAAGTTAATAAAACCTTTAAAGATAGATTTAACACCTTCCCACAAGCTACTGAACCATGCTCCTACACCACTAAAGGCTGATTTTATACCTTCCCAAAGTTCAAATGCTTTTGCCTTTAGGGTATCCCAGTTTTTCCATAGAAGGACACCCACTCCAATTAAAGCCCCTATCCCAAGCACTACCCATCCAATTGGCGATGCAATAAAAGCTGCATTAAGTGCCCATTGTGCTGCTGTAAGTGCCATTGTTACACCTTGTGAAGCTAGCTGTATACCTTTTAAAGCAACTAACCCTACTTTTTGTGCAACTAATTGAGCTGTATTAATTGTCCAAGCGAGTGTATTCCCTGCAATAGCTTTTCCTTGCATGAATAAGGACTTTAGAAAGTCTCCTGCATACAAGGCTTTGATGTAAAGTGTTTCAGCTTTATCCGCTATTTTGGCCAGTGTTAATTTTTTCTGTGCAATAGTGGATACTGTAATGGCTTTTGCTGTTTTATAAAACTCTACTACCAAGGCTCCTATTTTCCATCCTGTAAAGGCAGTCCCTACTCCAATAATGATTGGTTTTAATGTGGTCCAATTTGTACTAATAAAATCATATAAATCGATAGCTTGCTCTAGCACAAACATCACACCATCTGCTACCTTTGGTAGTGCTGTGTCTTTTAGCCAATCTAGAGTGGAAGCCCCACCTTTTAAGTTACTAAACTTTACTTTAATATCTTCAACAACATACGCTATTTTATCTAGTAGAGGTTTATTTTCGAGTACTTTGGTTTTGATCGTATCATAAGTGTTTGTGGCCCAGCTTTTTAATTGTTCAAACTTTTTAAGAACTTGTGAAATACTTTTACTAAGTAGATCACCCATCTTCTCAAAGGTACCATTCTGTTGCCATTTTACAAAGGTATCTGCAACACTTTTAGCTTTGCTTTTAAGAGTCTCCATTAGGCTACCTTGTTTAAGTGTCCCGTCATTTGTTACACCTACTATAGTAGCCATACCAGACTTCATAACACCACTAATAGTGGACATCAATCCTTTCATGGTAGTAGCCTGCTTTTCCATTCCACCTTTAAACTTATCATCCATAAGAGCAAGCATCGCTTCATTAAATTTTTGTTGATTGATAATTTGACCCTTATTATTGACAACTTGTGTCTTGTTCATCTTTTCATAAGCGTATGCTACAATGTCATCTTTCTTAATGCCAAACTCTTTAAGCCTTTCTAACTCTCCTGTTTGGGCATCGATAATGGCTTCAGTAGCTTGTATCAGGTCTTTATTGGTTGCCCCAGCCATATCTCCAATCATAGGTAAATACTTTTGTGCAGATAACCCCATAGCTTCAAGCCTAGCACTGGCTTCTACAACTGAACCTGTTTCAAATGGCGTTCGATTGGCTAAATCAATGGACCACTTCATGATCTCTCCTGCTTTTTGAGCAGACTTAGTAGCTGTTTCAAGTTGCATCTTAAAGCCTTCTAAATTCATAGCTTCTGTAAGGGCTATGCCTACAGTATTTTTAGCTCCTATAGCACCTATAGTTGTTGCCATAGCTGCTTTTGCTGTTCTAGCTAAATTTTGTATACTCTTTGTAGCACTGCTAAAGCTTTTATTAAAACCAGAAGCTAATCTACTATTTAAAGCAAAAGCAATTTGGTATTGCTTACTTGATGCCATGCTTTCACCTCTTTTCTTCCATAGCTTCTAACCAAGCTTCAAGTTCATCTAAAGATTGGTCTAACCAATAGTTTACTGGAGTAAAAGATGCTTGAGCCATTTCAAAGACTATTCTTCTAAAGTTTATTCTTGAGGTAATTCCTCTCCTAATAAAAAATTTTGTACTTGCACCGTTACCGTACTAAAATCTTTAATCCCTAAAAGAGGAATTAAATCTGTTGGTCTACCACATGCTTTTGCAGCAACAACTGCTAAATATTCTTTATTAAATTCCTGAACAGGCACATCCATAGATTGAATTTCTTTTTGAGCATCAATCATATCTTTACCTGTTAAACGATCTAAATCCATATCTAATTCTTTAATTTCTTCACCTTCAAAGTTAATGGGTTTCTTTAATGTAATTTTCATATTTTTTATCCTCCTTATTTATCAAAAAGACCTAAGTTCTATAAACCTAGGTCTCGTCTTACTTCTTTTAAATAATCAATGCCATTTACAATATAAATGTAGTTGAATGGATCAATCTCCACTGCAACCTTCCCATCAAGTACCATCTTGTAGTAAAGAACGCTAAATTCATTACCACTTTCTGTACCAGCACCTGTTTCCATTTTACCTGGTGTAATTTTCTTTGGAATAGCCCGTACGATGTGTTTAACTGCAACTGTTTTAAGCTTGCCCTCTACATTGTCAAATACTTGTTGTGATGCTCTAAAGTCTAGAGCATGCGTTACTGGTGCCGATAAGGCTACTAAATCACCACATACACTTCGCCAGTTAATTGTCATACTCATTGCACCTATATGCCCTAAAGTAGGTAAATCTACCTCTCCAGAAATACCTGCCCCTTTAATAGTATCTGACATGGCTTCAATATCTGGAAGCTCTACATCTGCAATTCCTAGCATATCTTTACCATCTTTATAGGCTCGATAAGCTATAAGTTTATCAGGAATTTTACTCATAAACTGTTACCTCTCTTTCTATGCAAAGAGTGCTTTTAAATACTCAACGTCGTATTCAAGCACAAAATCGATTTCTCTTGCTGGTGATGGTGGTGTTAGATATAAATGGAACTTAATATTGCCATCCATAATGGAGGTTGAAGGGTTCTCTTCCTCTAAAAATTCAACTCGTCCACCTAATATATAGCCACTTGCTGTTAAACCATTTAACCAAATATTTATGCTATCCATTACAGTGTCAACCAGTCGCCTTGTAATAGGCGCATCAACCTTTTGCCAGAATGTCTGTACAATGGTTGTGGCTATCCAGTAGAACATACGCTTTACAGGAATAAAGGCATCTTTGGGGTCTGTAACGGATGGATAACATGCTGTACGATTTCCCCAAGCCTTCCAACCACCACTAAAGTTAATGGCTGTCACAATACCTTGTCCATTAAGATAGTTGGCTTGGTCTATACCTAAAATAACTTCCTTGCCAGCTTTACCTACTAGCCCATTAATCTGTAAGTTGTGATTGGATGGGGATACATAAGGTACACTCTCATAAGAAGCATCTACTTTACACATAAGACCAGCTAATTGTGTACTCATATGATAAACAGCATCGCCTAATCTTACTTTTGGCCAACATGCAATCTGATTTTCATACACATAATTATTGGATGTTTTCCATTGTGCAACATCTGAATACTTGGTCACTTGATCTACTGGAATATCTGTCAGTGCCATACACTTAAAGTATCCGTTAATATTACTTGCCTTACTTACCATAACAGCTGCTACAGTTGGCTCTGTACTAAATTTAGGGGCTAATAACTGTCCTGGCACAAGTCCAAAACGTGGAAGGACTTCATTAACCAGTTCCAGTCCTGTTAACTGCCCCTCCAAGCCCACACTTCCTATTACATCATCATTTGATACTGTTGCTGGGGTAAGTTTAGAATAAGCCACCTTAATTTCTTCGGTTCTTCCATTATTAAGAGAAATAACAAGGTGTCCTCTGGCATTAAAAGCCAATTCATAATCTTCACCTATAGACTGCACTTCTCCTTCATTATTTTTTACTACAACTGTAGATAAAAGCACAGGCTCTTCAATAAGTAATTCCCCTTCAACTGCAGACTTTGTTGTCTCTTCTACGGCTTCTTTATGTTTTGCTGGATCTAATACATTAATAAAAACAACAGGTGCTACACTAAAAAGTGTAAAATGTGATTTCATAAACTCACATAACGTATAGCTTTCAAAATCATCACTATATCCAAAAGCTTCTACTGCTTCTTTATAAGAATAACAAAGTACAGGCTCATTTACTTTTGGATTTTTTACTAGATGAATAGGTGCTGTTCCAACGACAACTGGTAAACCTGCTAGTGCTTCAACAGGAGGAATAATACTCGTTGGTATCTCTGACACATAAACCCCATGTCTATATCCACTCATCTTATCTACCTCCTAAATAATTCATAATTTCTCTGTATTTTTGTTGCTCAAAACTTCCCTTTATAGCAAGTTTTAAACGTGTATAATTTAACTTTTCAATAGGTACAATCAACTTACTAATCGCTGGACATGATTCAATATGCAACTTTAAGATATTGTTTTGACCTTCTATAACTGTAAATTGATTTAATCCTGGCAAGTTAGGCCCACAATAAACTCTTTTATCAGATGTCTTGTCGCTCACTTCTTTCTTACTCTTTACACTGGCCATGGTTCTTCATCTCCTTCCATCCCCATTCGAGGTACAGTCAATTCTAGTTCCATCATTCCAACATAATTTGGAAACGGGTGTTCTTCTGGAATCGTACACTTAATAGGTAATTCCACTGTATAGAAATCAAAAGTTTGCTTTTTCAGAATTTCTCGCTTAATAAGCTCCATGCAATGAAGGATGTCCATCCACCCCTCACTGTCCTCACTATAAACTCCAAACAATACTTTAATGTTTACTGTTGCCGATTCTTCGCTCACTTGATCTTTCAAATAGCGTATAACAATGTATGGGAAATCTTCTTTTTCTTCTCCATATTCATTGTCTTCTAAGTATCCTAGTTTAACCTGTGGCATTTTACTTTGATTTGTTTTTGTAAGAAGTCGCTCATTACGAGCAACCTCTTCAATAAATTTTTTAAAGTTATTCAGTACGTTATAAATGGTCATCTATATCCTCTTCTAATATGAACAATTCCTACCCAACGTTATTTTGTATGCACTCATTAGAGATTCACACTCCATAACATAGTAAGATTCATTATTCATTTTAATTTTTTGGCCTTCTTGAGGCCTTGTTTTGAAGTATTCTTTTTGAACTAAGAAAATAATTTCTCCCACATAGGTTCCTTCTGCTTCTTTGATTTTTCGCCCTTTCAGCTCATCTTTACATTGGATAATAGGTATACTTTGTTCTCCAATAAATACTTTCTCAGCAAATTCATTACAATTAAAAAAAGCAGCCTCATCTTTTTGAAGTTGCTCTCTAAAATTTAATGCCATGTTATTCACCTAGACTTTCTTTTTCACCTATGTAATCAAGAATTGCATTAATTAACTCTTGGTTTTTCATTTCCTTGGTAAGCTCAATGCCTATTTTGCCTCCGTATTCCACTAATTCATCTTTATTTAGTTTCTTAAGTTCTTTTTCATCTAGATAGTCTATCTGTAAATCAGCATTATTATTTTCAATAACATCTATGACTTCCACTACAGATTCTTTAATAAGACGACTTACTTCCTTATCTTCTAAATAAATGATACTGCCTTTCTCATAGTTTTTTCGAACCCCATCTTTTCTTGTTGTAATAGAACTTAGTACCTTACATTTCATCATATGTACTTACCTCCTAATCCTCAGCTAAAACAGTTGCAACATACCAGCTATCTACATCATCTGGTTTAGGAAGAGGTCTTGATGTTAATCTTAACGTTTTAATATTATTCCTAGTATCTACAAGGACTTGTGGTACGATTTCAGCTTCATAGGTCATAAAGTCCTCCCCTTCTAACTGTGTAACTGACCCATACTCAAATGATCCAATTGACGTTGGAAGTAAGATAAGCTTACCATCCGGTAGCATAGGTTGTTCCTCCCCTGCATCATCAACAAACCATTCATCATAAGAATAAATATCTATGTCAAGTTCAACAAGTCTACCAAGGAATGTAAGAGATGGATCAACTATACGTGGTTCAATCTTAACTGTTGAAGATGTTAAAAGTTGTCTTTCTTGATTTACTTTTGGATGAACCTTAAACGCTTGATACACATCATTTGCCATAATACATACAGTAGGTGCTTTACCAGTAGCTTTAATAACTGCTCTTCTCCAAGTTGCTAAATCTTCAATAGGATTTGAAGTTGCTGCTGACCAAAGAGCTTCACTTACAAGAGTTGTTTTGTTAGTAAAATTAAAGTCGATTTCTACATCAACTCCTTCTTCAGCATCTTGTACACTAATAGCACCTGTTAAGATAATCTCTCTTGCCATCCATTCTTTTCTACGTTGGATAGCTTCTTCAAGTTCTGTCATATCTCTTCCAAGTAGCTCTACTGCACGTTCTTCAGGTGATTTATTAGAATAAATGCTCTCACCAAAACCTTTTTTACTAATATCATCTATTGTCATTGGACGTTCTGGTGCAATTTTAGGGGTTTGAAGAAGTTTCGTAGTTGAACCACTTCTTTTCATTACCTTGCCTCCTACACGTGGGGCAACAAATGGAGCCATTGTACGTTTACCTTTTTTAATCTCAAGTTGTAAAATTTCAGCTATATGTGTATTACTTACTGGAAAAAAACTTGTAAAAAAGCTTCCAATTGGTTTTCTCAAATCTAATGCTTGAAGCATTTCTATAGTAGTGAATTTTTGTGACATATTAATTTTCCCCCTTAACAGTATCTAGATACATGCCTAATTTTTTCATCTCTTCTTCATAGTCTTTGTATGTAGTGCTTGAAACACAGCTCAGTGCATCTCTATTAAAATGTCCTGTAATGTACACAGTTGCAATGGTATCAGATTCTGCATTAACATCATCTGTTAAAACACCTACTAACTTATGATCTACTTTTGCCTTATCTGCTACTTCACCTTTTCCTGTACTTGCATCTGCAATAATAATTGCCCCTCTCTTGGCATTTGTACCAGCTACTAGAGTAATACCTTGTGTTAGTACTGGAATACTTCCACTTACAAATAAATGATCTGGTGTAAACACATCACCGTCTTGAACTAATTTTGCCATCTTACTTCACTCTCCTTTTATCTTTATTAAGTACATTACTTAATGCTGTAACTTTTTCTTTTATTTTATCTTCAGGATCCGTTTCTTTTCCTTCAGCATTAACCTCTTCAACTCCTGAATTTCGTGTATCCTCTTGGATATGATTTAAAAATTGTGCTGCATTTTGTTGTTGTAACTGAAGAGCTTGAAAAGCAAGTTCTTTTGCATCCATTGGTTCTTCATATTTTGCTTTATTTACAAGTTCATTTCCTATAGAGGCTGAAATATTTTCAATTGCTTTAATACGTTCTCTTTCTTCTTGTCGTGCCTCATTTTTAATTTGCTCTACTACATCTGGATGATTTGCTTTAATTTCTTCTAAAGTCATTGCATTACTCCTTTTTCTTTGAGTTTCCTTAGTTTGGTCTTCTACTTGATTATCAAGTTCATTATTTTGTGGTTCTTGTTTTATATTAACAGGCTCAAATATTGGCATATTCTTGAACCCACTAAGGTCATGTGCTACGTTATTAACAAGTATCATGCGATTATTAAGAATACTATTAGTAACCTTTGTATCTTCTAGTAATTCATCACAAAACCCTTTCTCAACTGCTTCACGACCTGTTAACCATGTTTCATTGTCCATCATTTCAGCCAACTCCATTTTGCTTAGAGTTGTTTTAGTACAATAAGTTTCAATAATACAATTTTTAACACTATCCAGCATTTCTTTAAGCTGTTCAAGGTCTTTTGCTTCAAAACTATCCCATACTGTAATACTTGGATTATGTATCATAAATGCTGAACCTGGGCTAATCTTAACCGTGTCTCCTGCACATGTAATAATAGTTGCAGCACTTGCAGCAATTCCTTCGATAATGATTTCAACCTTTGCTTGAAGGGTTTTTAAATGTGTAAAAATAGCCTGTGCTGCAAACACATCACCACCCCTACTGTTAATACGAACTGTCACCTTATTTTTATTTCTTAAGGTTTTCATGTCTTTTAAAAACTCTTCTGGTGTAATCATCTGTCCTTCTGACCACCAAGGTTTGCTACTTCTTATTTCACCGTATAAAATAAGTTCGCCCTCATCATTTGTCACATTATTGACGTTCCAAAACTTCACTTTATGCACCTTCCTTTCCTTTAGTGAGTTGATTCATTTTTTCTTGCTCTAGAGTAAGTTGTTCTATATTCCTATCAAAATCACTACCATTAATTTCAATAGCTTCTCTTTCTCTCGTTGAAACACCTATTTCTATTCTTTTTGCAGATGCCGTCACCTCCTTTACTGGATCTAATTGTCCTGGTGCTGGTCCATTCCATTCTGCTCCAGCATAAGCTTTTCTTATAAGTGGATTTTCAAAGTATCCAGGCGCATTAATACGCCCTCTTGCAATGGCTTCACTAAGCCATACCTCATATATAGGCTGACAAAAATCACTTGCAAACCAATTTCTTCGCATTTTAAAAGCCTTCCACGCTTCAAGTAATGCAGCACGACTGGCTGAGTAACTTGCTGTGAAAGACTTTATTAAAAGTTCATAAGGTATTTCTAATGCAGCACCTATATATTTACACATAGAAGATACAAATCCATCAAAGTTAACATTTGGTCTTTTAGGATCAGCGATTTCTATACTTTCACCTGCTCCTAAAAGATTAATCATTCCTGGCCCTAATTTATAATCAGGCATATCATTTATTGTTTCTCCTTCTTGGGATAAGCCTTTAAAATCCTCATCCACATCTTCTGGCGAATCTGATTTAATAAATACTGTGAAAAAACCATTAATAACTGCTGCCATAAGTTCTGCTTCTGTGTAGCGTGTTAATTGTTTAATACTTTCAATAACGGGTGCTAAATAAGGAACACCTCTGTATTGCTCTGGTCTTTCTGCTTCCATCACATGAAGGATGTTGGGTAGCCCAGTTTTATCTCCTATAAACTTAATACGCTGCCATTCTTTTTTACCGTTTGTTTGAGGATGTCTATTACAAATATGATAAGCTTCAACCATGCCATACTTATTAATTTCTACTCCATTAATTAATTGATTCCCTTTATACTTAGCATTTTGACTTACATTACCATTAGATGATGGATTACATACACGATCCCCTTCAATAATATGAAGTTTTAAACCATATGGCATATAAGGTGTAGGCTGTAGATGGCGTATAATTGTAAAACTATCACCATTCATTAACCAAGACATTAATGCAATCTGTTGTAACTCATAAAAACTATTTAGTCCTAATGCATCACAAAATTTTGATTCAGCCCATAAATTAAATTCTTGCTCAACTTGTTTCTCCCATTGATCAGCTTCTTCTTGTGTTATGCCAAGAAGATTAAAATCTATACGACTCTTTAACCTTAATCCTGCCCCAATAACATTGGTTCTTGTTGTTTTAATAGCTGATATTGCAATAGGTGATGTCATATATAAGCTTCTTGAGCGTTGTGTTAATAATTGGCGATTCATTTCAATGTCTTCAAATGCACTTCTACTAGCTGCTCTCCATCCAAGCATAGATTTTTTTGTACGTGACGCACCTGAACCATCATATCCACTATTTAAGGGATTAATCTGCCTTGCCATACCAAGCTTTAATCTAGCAGCCTCTCTATCCAATGCTTTCTGTGGATTTACTACTTCATAAAACTTATCAATTACATTAATCATTTTTATCCTCCTAATCTAATGGAATCACTCGCCTTACACGCCTACCTTTACCATCAGCTCTTCTTATTTCATTTTCTAATTGGTTAATTTGTTTTTGAACATGAGATAAATTGGCCCTATTAAGTGTCATTCCATCAACTGTATAGGACTGGTTAAGCAAGATAGCTTGTTCTGCTTCATAATACATGGCAAGCCTCTTTTTCTTCATCTCTAATAAAGCATCCATTATACTTCAACTCCTCTACCTACTCGGCCTCTTGGCTTTTTTACTCTCTTCTGTTTACTTTGCTTCATATAGTTAATACCATTATCTATTTTTTCTTGTAATGACTCCCAATTAGGATTTAATATTTGAACTGCTGCTGTTGCATAATTTCTAATGTCTAAAGGTTCATTTCTAACACCTGATTTTTTAATCCACTCTAGCTTGGATTCTCCTTTTTTATTAACTGATATAACTCGTTTTTCACTTGTTAGACCTTTCATGTACTGCTCATCGTAATTGCGTTCAGGATTACTAGGAAAATGACAATATCCTGGACCTATTTCTTCTGTATTAAGTCTGGCCATAATTAATTCTTTACCTTGATCTACACCTAAAATGAAAATACCAACACCATTTTTTGTGTTGGTACTCTTTTTATAGATAAGAGGATAACCTGAACCACCAAGCCCTTTAATGCCATAAATTCGCTTGTGCTTCTTCTCCATTTTCTTCAGAAACTTATAACAGTTGTCTGTAAAATGACCACCAGTGTCAATACAAGTAGCTGCAATCAATAAGCTATTGCCGTCACTAAAATAAAACTCTTGTTCTAGCCAATTTTCAAGTTCATTCCACGACTCTTCTTTTTCTGGATCACAATAAATCGTATGATATTGGATTCCCCAACTCTCATAGCCATTTCTCCATCCAACGACTTCTATCTCAAAGCGATTATCTTGAACATCTACTCCTGCTGTTAAAACAAGTACACCATTTGGAATATCAGCATCATACTTTTCTCTTCTATCAAGAATCTTATCTTCTTCTACCCCTTGGCCTTTTAACTCCCATGGCAATCCACGAGAAGTATTTTGAAATACTTTAAGCTGCTCTACACTTCTTGTCTTCTTATAGTGTTCGTTTGCATCCTTAAAATCTTTTATAATTTCATCCCAATGTTTCCAGGGAGAAGCCATTTCATTAAGATGGAATCCTCTTTTTTTGATAGCCTTACCTTTAGCAATCCACTTTCCTGGCTGTGCTTTCCATTCTTGCTCACTAAATCTTTCTCTACACTCCACACACTCCATAGTTAAATCTTGAAAGTGTAGCCTTTCCCATTCATAAGGTTGATAAGTTCCACAGGCAGGGCATTCTACAGACCATTCCTCCATAGAACTATCGTTGTACTCTTGCTCTATACGAGATATACCTTTTATGGTAGGTGTTGAAACATATATCTTTTTCCTATTCCAAAAAGTATTGGTACGCTTTTCGGCAAGTTTTATAGGATCACCTTCTGTTCCTGCACTTAATGGATATCGGTCTACCTCATCACATAAAAGAATACGAATAGGTCGAGATGCCAACCCCGCTGCTGATTGTGCACCTACAATGGTGATATGTCCTCCTGGAAACTTCTTATGCAAAATAGTATTTTCACTATCACGACTTTTGGCATCAGATATTTTTCCTTTAAGAACCGGTGTATCTCGAATCATTGGTGCTAGCCTATCCTTACTAAATGCCTGTGCCATACCATCCGTCGGTTGCATGACTAAAATAGGAGATGGATCATAGTCTACGCAATAACCTATCATATTTAATACAAGCTCTGTCTTTCCAACTTGTGAAGAGCTCATTACCACGACGGTATCAATAGATACATCACTTATGGCATCCATAATTTCTCTTTGATATGGTGCCCTATCTGTATTCCAGCGTCCTGGTTCTGCAGAAGCTTCTGCTGATAACCTTCTATTCTCATCTGCCCATTGACTGACTGTTAGTTTGGGTGGTGGAGACATGACTTTTGCAATTCTACTAAAAAGGCATAGGGTCTTATAGTTGATTTTCTTCTTCATTAAGTCCATACCCATCAATTTCTCCTTCATCATAATCTATATATTCTTTTGAATAGAAATCTTCAGCATTATAGTCTTTTAATTCATGTAAAACTTCAATAAGCTCATCATTAATAATTTCTTGAATCACTGCTTTATTCTTTTTTTCTGCAAGAATTGGAGCCAATTTAGGAGGTATGTTCAGAAGTCTTGTCCTAAATGAAGTCAGCATATCAACCATTACTTGTTCAACATCTTCAGCTTTATGAATCTCACCTCTCATAAGAGCTAATTTAATCTCAGCTTGATGTCTTTCAACTCTTACCTTAATAGCTCTTTCTTGCTCTAAGTCTAGCTCACCATTTGTATGAGAATTTACAATGTCTTTTTCCATCTTCAACATATTCAAATATGTTTTAATGCTATCTGGCAAGTTATAGCGTCCTTTCGAAACGCGTGTAAAAATGCCTTCACTTGCTAATTGCCTTACTCGTCTATCTGTTACTCCTAATAAATCTGCTAATACTGCAGATGATACTGTTAATGAATCAATATTTTCTACCTTAGACATACCTCTTCTCCTTTCTTTTACTTTTTACTTAGTAAATAATTTACTTCATGATCAAATCTTTCATTAAACTTTTTATACATTACTTTAGTAACTTTTCCTCTAATAGGTTTGGAACTTGCCATACCTGGTATAGATGGGCCTGTCAGCTCTCGTATTCCTAACCTTTCTTTACCTTTCCTGATAAATATACCTTTATGCTGCCTACGCTGTTTGCCATTATTTTTAGGCATTTTTGCAACGAATGCTTGCTCAGGTAATGCTCTTTTACCTCTTCTTTTAATGGATACAACATATTCTTTTGGTATACTTGTATCATTCTTGAATCCTGAAGCTCTAAGAACTGGTCCACTTGCAACTACTTTACCTGATAATTTTGATATAGTTGCATTTTCTTTCTCTAACCCATGTTTGATTTCACTTACCTTTACAGTATATGTATCCTTCAATTCCGTATGAATGAACTTATTGGTAGCTGATATTGTTCTATTAATAGCATTCTTTGTAGCTCTATTAATCCCTTTTGGTATATGAGCTAACTTACGTGTTGCCATCTTATAAGCTACCTTGTCAATTTCAATGTTAACCACTAAAATTACCTCCTTATCGGAAACGGAACTTTCGATTTTAAACTATTAGAAACTAGGGAACATTCGGGCGACATGGAACCGCAATCCATTTTTGAATTTCGAAAGAACCTATAAAATTTCACCCTGTGAGTGCCCATTTGTTTACATTTGTAAACTATATTATGCGTTATATCTATTATGTCTCTCGCATTATTTTAGCTTTATATTTCCTGTTGGCTTTCAATGCCTCTAAACACTTTCTTGTATTACGAATAATAGACATAGTTCACAATGTCGCAATTATTTCCCAAGCTTTTTTAACTTCCCATTAATCCCCTTAAAGGATCTTTCATTTCAAGTGTTATTTTATCGTTTGTTTCCTGGTCTAAGTCTAGATAAATGCTAGTAGTTAATGATGATGTGTGCCCTGCATAATGCTGAGCTTTCTCTATACTATTCCCATTATCTTCATATACAGCAAGAAAGCACATCTTTCTAAATGAGTGAAAACCAAAATCCTTTAGGTGAAACTCTTTTGTTACTTTATCTAACCTTCTATCAAACTGAGAATAGGATAAAGGTTTGTTCCTACCTCTCGGACTAGGGAATAATACATGCCACATCTCCATATCTTTGGTATACTCATCAAGTATTTTCTTTAATGTAGGATGTATTAAAATTTTTCGTGCCTTTTTAGGTGGTTTAGGATTCGTTCCATCCTTTTCAGCTCTTTCTTTATACTTCTGTTCCAGATACTTTGTCTTATTCTCTACAATTTCTAGATATTTACCACTAACATCCCTTTTTCTCAGACATCTTAAATCATTGATTCTATATCCTGTATAACGAATTAACAAAATCATAATATATAGCTGCATATCGTACTTCTTACAGTATTGATAAATTGATATCTCTAGCTCTTTATCTTTGATAGCTTTTGTTTTAATCCCCATATACTTCTCCTCTAATAATTTGTAATAATTAACTCACCATATTCTTTTCTAGCCTTTTGTTCTTTTGCTATTGAATAGGGCACTTGCACCTCTTCTATATTAAAATCCTTATACCATTCTCTTACTTTAGGATGGTCATTGATTGTAACCATAAACTTGCCTTTTATCTGAGATAGTGTATCTCTTAATAAAAGATGTTCTTGCTCTCCAAACTCATTCCCATAACCTGTAGTTTCAAAATAAGGTGGATCACAAAAGAAAAAGCTATGAGGTCTATCATATCTTTTAATAATATCCTCAAAGCTTTTATTCTCAACATATGTATTTCTAAGTCTTTCTTTTATATCCCTAAGTACACCTTGATAAAATATCTGTGGTGCTGGTTTACTTGTTGTTCCATAACCAAATGTTTCACCTTTTCCAGCAAAGCTTTGTGAGATAAGATATAGAAAACGTACTGCTCTTTGAATCTCTGTAAGATACTCAACTGTACAGTGCTTATATTCCTCAAACATATCCCGTCCTGAAAACTCATACTCGAGTACCCTTTCGATTTCTGGAGCATGACACTTAATCATACGAAACATATTAATAAGCTCTTTATCGATGTCATTGATTACTTCAACTTTGCTTGGTTCTTTACCAAAGTACACCCATCCAGCTCCGAAGAATGGTTCTACATAACAAATATGCTCTGGTATTCTTTCTAAAATAGTTTTTCTTAACTTTGATTTTCCACCCATACGTGGAATTGGTGGTTTCATCAT